ACTAGAAGTTCAGGAGATCCCAACACAAGCTTAGGCAACACTTTAATTAATGCACTATGTTTTAATTACATATTTAAAAAAGCAGATGTGTCTAAAGCACTAATGTTAGGTGATGATAACCTATTTGGAATAAGAGGGAAAAGACCTAATGAGGAACAAATAATATAATTATACTTAAACTTGGGGTTAGAAGTCAAGGTAATAGTACATGATAGTCTATACAAGACTAGATTCTTGTCACAACAATGCACAGACGCCGTAATCAAAACGAGTGAAGGATGGTAGAATACTATAATGACATATAGAAATCCTGCGAAAGCCTGTGCATAGATGCAAACTTGCCCAAGCTGGTGTAAAACTAGTTATGAAAAGATGGTTTATATAATACAATAAATTGATTGTAATAGACCATTGTTCCAGTTGGTTCCTGATTTGGAGGCTTATTACCTCAAAATGGTTGATTTATATTAATTAAAAGGAAAGCATGAGAGCTCTAAATGCTCTAAGGAATTCAACTTTAAACTAGCCTAGTTAGAATTAAGCCAGAAATTAAATTCACTCAATGAAAAGTGTGATGTGGCTTATACTAGGGAATAGTTAACCTAATTTGATGATTATTACGGCAGAAATACTGCCAATATTGAAATGGCAAAGGAACAAATTGCCTTATTAACTCTAGATGACGCAATCCTAGATGTGGAAGCATGGTAAGGATTTGCAGATAAATTATGAATGTCTGGCCAGGTTTATAATGAATAGGAAGAGAGTTAAATAAAATAAGAAGAAAGTAATAATCAAATAAGTTGCCCAAAAATTTAATCCCAAAGGAATGTCTTAATACTTAGGCAAAGAAATAGGGATGTAATTAGGAAAATATCTTGGAATGGGTAAACTTGGAGGAAAATTAGGTAAAAGTGCAGGTAAGATGTTTTAGAACATAACTGGACTTGGTGATTATAAGGTCAATAGTAATACTTTGATGAGTGGCTAAGTGCCAAACCTTAAGAATCACAAAGGGAATGTTCGAATTTCTCATAGAGAGTATATTGCTCAGGTACAAGGTAGTACTGGATTTGTCAATAGGGCATTTCCTATACAGCCTGCCGATGCAGCAACATTCCCATGGTTATCTCAAATAGCCGTAAATTTTTAGTAGTACAAGATGCATGGTATGGTTTTTGAATTTGTTTCAACATCTGCCAATGCTCTTAATTCGACTAACACCGCTCTGGGTTAAGTCATTTGTGCTACTAATTATAATAGTTCAGCAGCAGTTTATGCTAATATCGCAGAAGCACTTAATAGTGAATTTAGTACTTGTACTAAGCCAAGTGAGTCTGTTATGCATATGATAGAATGCGCACCAGCATAAAGTTATAATGGTGGATTCTATTACATTAAATAAGCTGGACAAAATGTTGTGGGATAGGATATCCTACATTACAACCTTGGTGATGTCTAAATCATTACTAATGGAATGTAAGCAGTAGCTGATATTGGTTAGTTATGGGTAACTTACGACATTGAATTGTTAAAGCCCGTACTTAATGATGGAGACAACAATGCACTAGCCGGTAAGTGGCAATTAGGTGCACCAACCATATCATCCTACTTTAATGCACCAGTAACAGTTTACGATGCATTTGACACTGTGTTTGCTCCTTAGAGTATATCTTTATACAATACAACACCTGGATAATAATTCCTAATATTGTATACAGTTTTGGGGGCCAGTACAGTGTTGGCCAACTTATCAGTTACAGTAACTGGTGGAGTTGTGAATCAATTGTGGAACAATGACAACGCCGTTTTCATAGGAAATGGAGGATCAACATCCACTAGATTCATTTATGGAGTAATCGTAGAGAATACCACAGCTTTATAAGGGCTGTAACCTCTACTAATAACGTTTGGCGCAGGGATACTACCTGCCACATCCACTTCAGGTGATCTTCTCATCACCTAAATACCATCTTATTGAGATGAAGGATTGACTAAGTCAATTCATAAAGCATTGCGCTTTGAAATGGTAGTCTTTGCCAAAATTGGAG